ATGGCTACTATCAAATTAACAATTATTCCTGCAAAGAAGTTAAAAAACGGTTCTCATAAAATTAGAATCGCAATATGTCATAAGCAAGTGACAAGCTACATTGTTACCCGTTTCGTAATAGATTCTGAATCTCAATTTAAAAATGGTCAAGTTGTTAAACGAAATGATGCGGCTATCATTAATACAAAGCTGAGAAATCTTCTTAATTTATATCAGGAAAAACTAGATAATATAAGAAACATAGGTCTATATACAAGTGCTCAACTGAAGAATATGTTAGAAAATTCGTCCAGTGATGAGATTCCTACTTTTGCTGAAATATGTAAACTGTATATTAAAACTTTGTTAGAAAATAACCAAAAAGGATATGCTGGTATCATGGATAGGAGTTTACGTAAATTTACAGAATTTACAAATGGAGATCTTCTTATCACAGATATAAATAAGGATATTATCAGTAATTATGATAAGTTTTTGAGAAAAAAATCATTGTCGAAAGCTTCGATTTCTATAGAATTAAGAAATATAAAAACAATAATCAATCGTGCTATTAAAGAGCATAATGTTATAATACAAGAGCATCCATTTAATTCTATTAAAATATCGGCATCAAGGGTAAGAGATATATGTGTTAGTGTCGAAACTATAAATATGATTAGATTATCGAACCCAACAAGTAAAAAATTAGTTATGGCTCGTGATTTATTTTGCCTATCATTCTATTTGGGCGGGATAAACCTTATAGACTTATTAGATATAGATTTCCGAAATATGAATATAATTTCATATATAAGACAAAAAGCAAAGAATATGACAGATGAACAAGTTGTTACTAGTTTTGATATTCCAGAATGCGCAAAACCAATCATAAAAAGATGGATAAATAATAAAACCGGGAAATTAGATTTCGGATACAAACTGTCATATAATAATTTTAGGAGCTATTTGTCAAAGTGCATACAAAAAATGTGTGAGGAGTTGGGGATAAAGGAAAAGGTTGTTTATTATTCAGCGAGGAAAACATTTGCTCAAATGGCATCTGAATTAGGCGTTCCAGATTCTATTATCGATTATTGTTTGGGACATTCTGATACATCAAGAGGTGTAATACGATATTATACAAAAGTAAGGAAACAGCAAGCTTCATGTGTGATAAATCTTGTTATTGATTATGTAAACAATCCAGACAAATATGACATCTCTAATTTACAATACATCAAGTTAATTAAAGGAGAATAAAATATAGGCTGCCTCAAAATAGAATCTGGGACAGCCTATTATATACAATCAGCTTACAAATGCTATAATGTGCTTTGTGAGAAATCTAAATCATAATGTATGTTACCTTCTTTTTCTTTAAAAAAATTACCAATACAAATAAGTTCAGGAAAATCTGAAGTCCAAAAAGATACAGATTTTGTCGGTTCAGAAGAAAAATCCATTGTTAACAATAAAGATTTAGCCTTTTCTTCGCATAACTTTTTTAGCACTTCGAAACTATCGGTCGTTTTTCCAATGCAAATTTGTTGATTTGAATTATTCATATTACGCTTGTTTTTATATTTGTTGAATGTATTATCTGTTTGTTTTTTCTCTTCCAAAGTTACATCAATTCCTACGATCTCACAATATTTAAGGAAGTTGTTCAAGTTGACATTCTTCCCACTTTCAATGGCAATGACTGTTCCAAAGTTCATACCCTGTTTCCAGATATTATATTGGGACAGTCCATTTTCTTCGCGAATCTTACGCACTTTTTTCGATAATTCTTCTATTGTCATACTCCTATTAATTCCTTCTTTATCGCCTCTAAAAATGCGATAGATGTTAATACCGTATTCCTATAATTATAATCACTACCTGCTGTAATTGCATTCTTACGACCGTCTAAAATCAGCGTATCAATGAACAACACCATTTGCCGAACCGTAATATTGCCGATGTCTGCCGAGAATGTCGATAGCGATGTATAATACTTCATAGCCTGTTTTAAAAGGCCTCGTATTTTAGTCTTATCAGGATTTTTACCGGTAATACGCTTAATGCTGATCTTTGCGGAGATATTAGACCCTGACAATCCGGGCTCTATACGGTAATCCTCTCCGACTTCCTCGATAATGCCGTCGATATACTCGACTTTGGCGATGAATCCATTGTCTATGTCCGAGCAGTATATGAAGTCGACTTCTCCGAACTTGTGCGCCCGGTTATGGTCTACAATGAATAATGGAAATTCCCTTTTCATTCTTCGTCCTCCTCGTCGTCATCGACTTTAACAAGATGTTCAAGATCTTCGCTTATATACCCTTTATACTCCCTTATGGCTTCCAATTCCGAGTCGCTGAGGTCGTCTATATCCTCTATCTCGATAGTATAATATCTGTCATAATCACCATCGAAGTCTATCTCTCCTGTTCTTCCGTTCTCGTCGTCCTCACTAACGACAGTGCCCACTTCGTCTGCAATATAGGGTTTGCAGAACCTCCCATGCTCGTCCCTGTCTTTCGTGAACAAGCGATCTGACAACATGCTACACACATCTGAGAATGTTTCTTCTCCGACAAATTCAACATGACCGGGGTTAAAGAATCTGCCACCTCGGCAAACATGAAATGATAATACCATTGTTCTTTTCGTTTCCATATATAAGTAATTTTTATTTATAATTATTTGCCCCATACTGGTGTATAACAATCTTCAAGATTTATGTTATTCTCGATCGCCGAACAGGCAAGTATCCATGCTTGCTTACTCGACATGTTGGCAATCTTGAAACTCGGATAAGTGCATTTTTCATCTATCGTTTTGGCCACATTGGAGGCAAACACATTCAACTTGATTATTTCGTTTAAAAACCGATAGAACGGGTTGAAATGCAACTCATACGAATTGTTATTATTCCATCTTTCATAGTTAGCAATCTGTTGAAGTCTGTTGGATAATTCCTGAGCTTCTTTGTATTGTTCTGTACCTTTCTGTAACATGACTCTATTTTAATTGGTTACTGTTTGTTTTTGATTACATGGTAAAGATACTACATTTTATTGTATATACAAAATATTATAGTATAAATGTTTCATGATTTATCAATATTTAACAAAACACGAATGCCGGAGCTTCTCACCCCGGCATTTCCCTGTTCATCATTTGCATTTCCGAATATTCCTTTGAAATTTTCGCCTCATTCTCCTGTTCAAGAGACCGTTATCGGCAAACCGATTCAAGGTATCCTTCTCTTCCGGCGAAAGCAGGTTATAAACCTCCTTCCTCGACTTGCCGGAACAGATGGCTTGTATGATTTTAGCTATCTCCATGTACTTCCCGAATTAATTTCTTTCTGCAACACTCACATAGGAACTTCTTCGCCACGGGGAACATCTTCTGCCCGATATATCCCCGAAGGTACTGTTCTTCCTCCCCGTAAGGGTCAACACCGAACGTCCGGGATATATGCCTGCACAAATGCCCCTTTTCATGATCCCAAGAGTTTTGGAACTGTTCGGGACTCGTCGTCATGGCAATTACCATCACCGTCCGTCGATGCTCGAAATTGGAATAGGTAAGTCCTGTATTCAAGTTACCGGACGACAAACTTCTGAAAGCATTTTCCAGATTACTCCCTGTACAACCTATCCGTTCCAGCTCCCGGAGTATGGTGTTTGTCCAGTAGGTGGTAACGGCGTAAAAAACCCTTACGTGCCAGTCGTATTTCGCTATGTAGAAATCCTGAACAATCATGTTTTATAACATATCTTCCCACATAATCGGAGTACCCGAACCTATACAGTCGGCATAGAAACGAGTAAAGGGCAACCCGTCGTAACCGTCAGGGTCGTCGATATAGTCCTTTACAAACAGAGCCAAATGGGTATCGTCGGGAATCGATGATTTCAAATAGTCGGCCTTACCCATATTGGCGACAAATACATGGTCGTACCCTTTGGCCTTTTCCAACTTCACGCCCGCCTGTGTCAAGATGACCTCCACGTCTTCTTTCGAAAGGGCTTTTATCTCTTCCTTCTTTCCGGTGGCCTTGTTTTCGGCCTTCATTCTGGAAACCGCCCACTCGCACATGTTCTTGGAGAAGTGCCAGC